ATAAATATATACATCATATACATGAATATTTACAATCTTACGTATTCTGTAAAATTCTGTAAAAAATAGTTCATGACATCCAAAAGTAAAATATACAATCCATCTGTCAAAACGGCTATAATGGGATTCACATCATCTAAAATATGCCCCCCGCCAATTTTTATACTTACATATTTATTTCATACAATCGGATGTATACTATTTGTATTACTACAACAATAATAGAATGTTACTGTAAAAATACAAGCATGTAGACTGGAAATACATAAATATATACATCATATACATGAATATTTACATGTTTATGTTTCAGTAAAATTACATGGAATATGTAAATAATATGTGTTTAGACATTCATGTAAAAATATACATAAATGTTTACATTTTATATATAACATAATATATACCTAAAACATGTTCTTTTGTCAAACATGTTCTACTACATTTTCACGCAAACAAGGATATGAATTACATCTGAAGTCAAAAAAACATTTGAAACGTTGTGACGCAACTGCTCAACATAAATGTGATTGTGGTAAATTCTTTTCATGCCGCCAATCATTATATTTGCATAAACAAAAATGTTCTAGACAACCAGTAGAGAATAATATTGTACAGCACTACGAATCACAATTGAAACAGGCTGAAAAAGAAAAACAAGAACTGAAAGAGAGAATCAAACAACTAGAGAAGGAAAATGCAGAAGAAAAGGAAAAGTCCAACGTAAATATTGAGACACAAAATAATAATATCAATATCACGATCCAAGCATTTGGAAAAGAAAACATAGATTACATTACAGACAAAATGTCTTATGCGATTGTAAATAAAGTATATGATTCTATAAATACTGCTGCATCATTTGTCTATTTCAATACAAAGCATCCCGAAAATCATAACATTAGAATACCTAACAAGAAAGAACCGTATGCACTTATATTGAAAGAAGACCGTATATGGCATATGGTAGACCGTAAACAGGCAATTGAAAATATGAGAACATATATGTATAAAGTCGTATCTGATTCATATGAAAGATCATATGATGAACTGCGCGATTGGCAAAAACGATGTTTTGAAAAATTTCGTGATCAATATGACATGAGTGAAGAAACGGTAATCCGTAGAATTGAACGTGATTTGGATACGAAGATCGTATGTGCAACTCGTAATGTATAAGAATGTTATTGATACATCTGTATTTGTACAGTAAAAAATACAGATGTAATAAGTGGTTTGGGGGATGAGGAGGACGAGATGGCTTATTTGTTTGTTTTTTTACGGGATTTTCTGGGTTTCCGTTTGGAATTCTTTTTACGTCTTGCGAGAGAACGAACCCTAGGCTTACGCCGAGTCACACGCTTTTTATTACGCTTACGGGTTGTTCGCTTGGCACCACCACGACGTGGTTGAATAATAGGTTGAATAATCAAACTAATATTTCCTTTTAACAGTTCTTTAATATTGACGATTATTTCATCCTCGTTACGTTCGTTGTTGTTATTTTTGTCTAGTGTAAGTCCACTGTCCAGCGTATCTATTGTATGAACAAAGAAGTCATTTATTTCATTAAATAGTTCATCCTTCGTAATCTGCTTGTATTCCATATCATCATATGTAATTATACCATTATCGTATTCAATATACGGTGTTTTTCTAGTATCTTGTGCGTCATATACAAAAGTTGCACTGATTTTTGAATATACTTTCAACAGTAAATGTGTACTTCTTGGTATTGCACAAATAATATCATTATTTTGTACAGTATACAAGTCTATACCCACACTTTTAAAATCAGTATCGCTCACACGTTTAAATACAGTGTCGGACACACGTTTAAATACAGTGTTGATTTGTTTCATTTGGTAATGAATTAATATATGTGTATTATTTATTCCAATATTTGCATCGGTCTCATTGGTAAGACCAATTACGTCTAGTATATCATTATTGTCCAATGAATGATTTTGTGCAAGTGGTACTATAGTAGAAGAAAAACATGTTCGAAGACTCTCTAATTTTCTCATCGAATCGGATATTATCTTTACTTGCAGTTCCTTATTTTCTATTTGCTTATGCGCGTTTTCAATGATTGAACTAATATCGGCGATGCGTTTCATAATTTTGACTTGAATTATATAATTTTCAGCAACGAGTAATTGAAAAAAACATTTTTCATATTGTTCATCTGTACTATATCCATTGAAACGGTTTAATGTATCATAATTGAATGCATTAAAACGAAATTCAAAAAGATTTGTAAAACGATTTACATTGTTTACTTTGTTTACAGTATCACTCATTATTATTCCCAATTTTTCAAGTATTTTTTTATACTTATCAATTATTACGTTGATGTTATGTTTGCGATTTTCTGGCGCAAAGTCGAATATATCGTTTAAAAAATGATAATTACTAACAAATGCGATTTTTATTGAATCAGCAATTTTTGTAGCATCTGGTAAATATATACCTTTTGTAAAATTCCAACCTTTTGCATTTGATTCAAGAATACTTAATAGTATTTTATTGTTTTCGTTATAGTTGTTTGATACTGTATCAGAATTATCATTAGGATGAGGATGAGGAGGTGGGTCATTCGGATTCAATGTATTCATCCATGCAGAATACTTGATTCCACTATCGACAGTAACCCCCATGTATAACTTATGGTAATGCAAATATATGTAAATTACCAGATCACCACATGTTTTGTTGCCCAAACTTAGTAATTGGAAAATATCATTACTACAATTTTGATATACCAAAGTACTATTATCTAATTTTTTTAATTCATTTACTTGGAATTCTGTAATGATATTATTAATAGAAGTAATGATAGTATTAATAGGAATTGGACCACCTTTACCCCCATCACCATTTCTTGTTTGTGGAAGTTTATTAGCTGTAAGTAAACTATTGATTGTAACATTATCCCCAAATCCAAAAGCGGCGTTAAGTGTGTTATCTAATTCATAGTATACAAGTACCAAATGATACCATTTATAACCGCTATCGTCGTGATTTTTTACAGTATGTACAACATATTTGTAGCAACCGAACACATTAGGGAAAGTATAACATAAATAATTTTTTGGAATCTTATCATGTGCAGTTGAACCTGCACCATCAAATGTAGTTGGTGGTAGCATATCTGGCTGTATAGAAATATTTTTATTATTCGAGCTTAACAACCGTGTCAATGTGTCAATTTCAGTATCATCGAACCCACAGTAATCTATACAATTCTGTTTAAACATAGTGTCATTCGTTGCATAATCACGTATACTGTCGAGTTGTATATCACGTCCGGACTCTCTATATAAGAATCGCGAATTAGAATCTATACCCTGTCTCACCATTACATCCAATACAGTAAATAGTCCTCTATCTCTGGTTAATGTTTCTGTTTTCATTTCTGGTAAAGGGTAAAAACCTCTCACAAGTTCAATCATTTTTTTCATATATTTGGTGCGTAGCGTTTTTACAGTTCCTTGTGAACCATTCCCCAATGATGTTATTATACTGTCAATACTTGTTTCATTCGTTGTTTCATTCGTTGTACTGGGATATCTGTTCTTTATTCCGTCTATATACTTTAAAAAAACGTCATTGCCTTTTGTTCTTTCGACATCATGTACCAAGTCAAGAAGATCAAGAATACATTTATACGTCATATAAGATTGTTTGTATCTATTCTTGACATCTTCGTCTAACGATTGTATTGATTCTTGTACAGTTTGTGTTGCTGGATTAGTTGTATTAAATGTGAATATTGCATCGGATCCTACAGTATATGTTCCCTTTATCCTGGCGTCGTATCTAACATTAAGAGCATAATCCACATTGTCAGAATATATAAAATACTCTTCGTGTGGAGTTACAAATTCATTTGGACTCATTACTAAATCGAGTTTCGTATCAACCGAATCGGCTAGTGTTTCAGTATCATTTACGTGGTGTACGATATCAATGATTTTGTTAATTTTCTCTACTTTTTGTATTACAATATTGTTTTTTGCATTTGTTTTACGGGAATTACGTTTTCCTTTCTTCTCCGGTTCCTTCTGCTTTTCCTTCTTAACAACCCATGGTAAACATGCTATAAAAAGTTGTTTATTAAGTGTTTGCACTGAATCGTCATCCATCTTTGAGTCATTAAGTGTTACGTTGTTAATAATCGTATTAAGTGCATTTACATTCTCGTCAAATGTTGCTGTATCGTTTGCATTCAATAAATTTATTGTGTTATTTATTATATTTTTTTCATCTTGTACACTTAATGCATCATGTATACTAGTTATCATATCATAGTCAATACCAGATAGTCTGGGTTGTCCATGTATATTATTATTATTGTATGAAGGCAGTTGAGTATCCTCATTGTTGGGTGTATTATGAGTCATATTTTGTAATTCACTCAAAATATTAATTATATTATTACGTTTTACACAAGGACTATGTACGCTTAAATCGGAGAATGTTTTGGGTGTTTGTGGTGTTTGTGGTGTTTGTGGTGTTTGGTGTGTTTGTGGTATTTGGGATGTTGGGTATTGTGGTAAAAAAATAAGTATATCATCATATTTTGATGCACAACTAAACTGTGAATGGGGAAATGTATTAAGTGTTATTGGTGTACTTGGGTGTAGTAAATTGTATCTTGGTGTTTTGCGAGAAGATATATCACCCGAAGACGGAGTACGTTTATTATATGGTGGTTGTGGTAGTTGCAATTTCATCCCGTTGTTACTATTCATATTTCAATACTTAATCTTCTCTCGCTCGTTATACAATAAGGATACAAAAAAAATGGTTTATTGTATAACACACATCAAATAATAAAATAATAAAATAATAAAATAATAAAATAATCACGTATAAAGCTGTAAAACAACATCTAAAATCTAAAATCTAAAATCTAAAATCTAAAATCCCATATCATAATCATCTTGTTGGCAGAGGCTTTCGGTTGCGCTGATAGCGGCTAATTCGGTTTTGCGGAGTGGATTACGTATGGTGACATGTTCTTCATTGCAGCCATCGCCGCCTTTCTTTCCGTCGCGGGTTTCTTGGAAATCTTGTTCAATTGCGTCTAAATGATCAACATGGGATACGCTTTCTGCCATCGTATTATTCCGTTCCATTGCTTGCAAATCCAGTACTAATTGGAATGCGCCTGTACCAAATGTACCAAATTGTCCAGTCATGACATTCGCAGAAACACCACGCATATTATCTACTTGACCATGACGTGCGGCTTGTAATAACATCTCCGTGTGCATTTCAAAGCTGGCTTTCGCTAAAGGACCTGTATTATCTTTCAGTAAACCATTACGTTGTACTTGTACCATATCTTTCGAATATGTCATACGATCACATAGTAAGCTCAAATGATGATAATTAATATAGACACCACTGAATTCCATCACTTCTGTAATTTCCTGTAAAATAACTTGTCTTGCGGCTTCTATGCCTAATGTCTGATAGACTTCATAAATATCATTACTATAGGTATTCACGTAATCAATAAAGGGTAATCCAAGAACTTCTAAATAATTCGTTCCAGTCGTATCTAGTACCCATGTCTCTTTTGCCACATATTTCCCATCCGTTTTCACCATGGTTCCTGGTACTTTACGTGGTAGTACTTTTACAATTCCATCAATCCCCCGTAATATAATCTTTTTGAGCATATCTTCTTGAAAGTTTTTCAGTAGAGAAATGTCGTCAATTACATCAATCATACCATTTTGAGAATCTGGTTGATTGCCGCCAGATGCAGATGGTTTTTGTTTGTTCGGTTTCTTCATGCGTATACGGAATACCAAATTCGAATCATTATAATCCGAATAGACACACGACACTTTATCACGATATGCACCCTGTAATGCAATATAGACATCATCCATACTGATATTTTTCGCCAACATCGTTTCCGCATTCATTGTCATACGAATAATCCATTTCGATTTTACAGCAGAATCTTCCGTAATCGCATTCGATGCAGTTTCACCATTACGGCTACTATTCGCAAATAACCCATCAAACATAAGGAATTGTTCCAAGAAAGGACGGTCTTCTTCAATCACCGAATGATGGTCACTGGGGTCAAAGTAAATCTGTAACCCAGACACTATATCGGCTAATTGCGTATGTTCAATCATATTTGCATATTTAAGTGCTCGTTCTTGATGTTCTGCGTCTAATGGTTTCAGTTGTACAGTAAGTGATGGATTCTTCGGTTTTTTACTCAAACGCAAGATTTCCTCAATACGTGGTACACCACGTGTGACATTTGATTTGGAAGCTACACCCACATTATGGAAAGTATTCAATGTCAGTTGGGTCGTCGGTTCACCTACTGATTGTGCGGCAATAACACCCACCATTTCACCTGGATGTACAACCGCTTGTTTGTATTTCAGTAAAATCGTTTCCATAAGAAGAATCATGGCTTTACGGTTGAATCGGCGATGGAATAGCAAGTCTTTAGGGCATAAATAGAATTCATATAGGATTTTGAACAAAGGTGTTGGTTTACTGTATTTGGTGAATTGTTGGAGTCGTAGAAAGTTCTCATCAATCATTTGATACGCTTCCAATGGCGTAATATCAACCATAGATGCACGTGTCAGTTTCATTTGTCCTTGAATATTTGTAATAATATGTTGGAATGCAACTGGACATCGTACAACCTTATCATCTTTCATACCGAATACATTTTCCACTAATTTGGTGCGATTATCAATTGTAATTTTAATTTGTTCGGCAGTTTTTTCTCGGGTTGCTAATCGTTGTCTGTTCATACGGGTCATGGTAGGTTTTGTAAAGATAGTGGCTAATTCGTGTTTGGTGGTATCTGCGTCATTGATACCGACAATATCATAATGCATGTAAATATCTTCAACTGTCCAATGTGTGATTGGAATGATTTGGTCTTCTACACGGGTTGAATCGAATCCATCATCACCATATGTAAACTGTACAATTTTGCCCATATGATTTCGCGCGGTCATATCATATGCGATGGTAATATCTTCCAATGATTTCACGATTTTACGTTGGGCATAACCAGTTTGTGATGTTTTTACGGCGGTATCAATCAAACCAATACGTCCAGCAATGGCATGAAAGAATAGTTCATGTGCAGTAAGACCATTAATATATGAGTTTTCGATGAAACCGCGTGCATTGGGACTATCATCATATTTGTTGAAATGCGGTAGAGTACGATGTTCGAATCCGTAAGGAACACGTTTGCCTTCAACTGCTTGTTGTCCAAGGCATGACATCATCTGTAGAATATTGGTGATGGAACCTTTTGCACCAGAATCGACAATGGCTTTGAAGCGATTATGTTCGCTAATATTATTACGGGCAACTTTACTGGCAGTTTCGGTCGCTTTATTAAGGATATTGCTGACTTGCATTTCAAAGTATTCTTTATTGGAATATGCAGTGTTATTTTCATTTTTGCCAAGATGGATACTCTGGATAAGTTCTTGTACTTTCGTTTTGTGTTCCAGTAAGACATTGGAAACTTTCAATTTCGTAGTGCGATTTGCAATAAGGTCGCTAATACCAACACTGAAAGAACACGTTTTCATGTATTCTGTAACTACATTTTGTAAATTGTCGATGAAACGTACGCATGTTTCGTTACTGTAATCATTGACAATACGATGTAGGATACCTTTACTACTGGAACCGAGTGTCGTTTTTTCGATTTGTCCACGTACATATGTACCATTTTGAATTTCCATAATGGCATTACTGGTTGCAGGGTCTTCCACATCCGCATCAAATAGTTTGGTTTTTTGTTTATTGGTGAGTGGAGGCATGATTTGAGAGAGGACATCAAATGATGTCATTTGTTTTTTAATTTTTTTAGGGTCTACATCACGCGCCATCATGAGAAGATTCATCGCTTCTTTTGGGGTGACATGTATAGGGTCATTTCCTTTGGCAGTTTTCTTGGAGCGTGTAAATAAGAAGCAACCCAAGAGTGAATCTTGAAAGATGCCGATAATAGGACTATTTTTAGAAGGACTAATAATTTGTTTTGTTACAGCAGGTAAATACATTAATTCTGTTTCTGCTTGCACACTCTGTGGCATGTGCATATTCATTTCGTCTCCCGACGTGTATCCCAGAGGTTTCCCAAAGGGTCGGACTGTATCTTAAGCCAGTTCAAGATGGTTAATCTATCATTACTGACCAACACCCGTTCAGTCTCTGAATGCCTATCATATCCTTACCAAAACGGACGTAGATAGTAGCACTGCGGATTGTCCAATTCTTCTACATTATTACCATTGGGTACGGCTATTAACCGTGTTCCCTCAAAATGTTTCCATTAGGAGGTGGTAGTAGAAGACTATCAGGAGTTTCCCGCATCAAGGTGTTTCGCTAAAATTTCCTTTAATGTAAATATAAATTCTATAGCACGTTGTTTACTTTCGCATAATGATATATGAGAACCCCCAAAATCAGCTTTTTTCCCATCAATGTATACATACCATCCATATTGACAACCATTACGATTTAGAGGGCGTATATATGTTTCAATATCATCAGATATATATTTGATGGTTTCAAAGCGTTTAAATTTCAAAGGGGCATAGTATTTGCAAATACCTTTGGACACTTGAATCCTATTTTCTTCAGTGAGAATAGTTCGATTCCCACCGAATGTAAGATTATACCCATTTGGTGAAATACTATTACGCTCTAGAATAAAGAGTTTCTCTTGCTCATCTGCATTAGATAGGTTACATGTGTTGATTACAGAAACTGTGAAATTTTGTTCTCCATATTTGCGTATTGCATTATTCAGTAAACGGCATTGTTTTCGTTTACTTGAATACGCTTCTGAAACATGGCACTTAAATCTCCCAATGCTTCCGTATGGTCTATAACGTTTGTGATTTAGAATATGTGACACCGCTTGACCAACGTATTCTTTACCGTTTTCTGTGTTTTTGATCACATATATCTCACAATATCGTTCAGACTCATCGTCTAGTATTTCATTCATTTTGTGCTAAAATGTTATGTGCTTTATTTATACTTATATTTAAGGAAATGTTAACTAGGGGGTTGCAGCCTTTTAAGCCCCCCTGTTTTCGACAGAGAGTTTATCGAAATCAGCGTTATAAGGGTTGGTGACACCGACGTTGAATCGGAAGGTATCGCCCTTTTTCATTACTTTTACTTCATGGCACATCATACTCATTTTATGTAAACTGGGTTGACGGTTAAATAGTACATAATCGCCATCCATCATATGACGATGTACTTTGTCGCCGAGTTCTAGTTGAATCATTTTCCGGTCAACATGTCGTAAGGATACATTTTCGCCATTTCGGCGTTCCAATATTTTTGCACCAGGATATTCATCTGGACCATTTTGTACAAGTTTTGTAAGGAAATCGCGATTACGTTCATTTACAACAATCGGTTTCGTAATATTTTTTGCGATTTTCATGGGAACACCTAATTGTGTGATGGAGAGATTTGGGTCACCAGTAATAACAGAACGAGCACTAAAATCAACACGTTTTCCCATGAGATTCCCGCGTATACGACCATTTTTAGTGTTCAGTCTACTGGAAATGCATTGATAAGTACGTGAGGATTGACCGATGGGACTGGTTCCGGTTGCTTTGTTATTTGCGACCATGGCGACATAGTATTGTACGATTTGATGATATTTGTCGATGACAATAGGAGAAGTATTTGCCGCGATTTTGTCTTTGAGAATATTATTAAATTTCAGGATATTCATGTAAATATGTGTTAAATCATCTTCACTGCGCTGCTGTGCATCATGTTTTACTGAAGGTCGCACCGCAGGTGGTGGTACTGGAAGTGCTTGACAAATCATCCATTCCGGACGGGACCAAAGTGCACTTAATCCCATGAATTCGACATCTTCGTCTGAAATGCGTTTAAACATTTTGTACACTTTATCCGCGGGCAATTTCTGTACAACCGTTTCACCACGGAGATTATTAACATCCAAGCGTTCCCAGATGGCTTCCAAGGATGCAAATCCAGTAGAACGAATCTTGGGTTGTTTACAGCCACAACCATCTTCAATGTTATCACCACATCGGGTAACTTCTTTCATACCTGTAACAAATGACCATCGCTCTTCGGCGGATAATTCTGCAATATGTTTGTATTTTTGTTTATCGATTAATAGTTTACTGCATTTATAGCAAATACATTTCAAGATTTTGTTGATTTCTTTCATGTGTTGTATGAAGAATACTGGCATTGCCATTTCCATGTGTCCAAAATAACCGGGTGTGTCAATATAGCTTAATCCGTCGGTAGGGCAGTAAAGACCTTGTTCGAGAACACCCATCTTTGGGTCGAATAACCCACCCATAGTATCACGGGATTGAGAGGTTATTTCAACGACAGATGTCTTACGAATTTCTTCGGCGGATAACATACTAAATTGAATCCCAATAATCTTGGAAGGATTGGAGTATTCATTTGTTTGAATGCGTTTCAACATCATGTTTGAAATGTAAAGAAATAAAGTTTACGTTAGTTTCTTGTTCGGATTCTGTTCAAGAACTAGATTGTATAGATACAATAGATTTCGAAGGTTTCTTACTGTAAAAGATGAACCGTATATAAATATATAGAGAGTTTTTATATTTGTTGGGTAACATATATCAATTTTTGGGGATTTTCCGGTTTTTCAGGAACCCCTCCCTCTTTCCATTTTTTTCTGTATTCTGTACCTGTACCTGTACCTGTATTTGTACATATATCCAACATCATTCCCAAAAATTGAGAGACTGGAATGCATATAAATACGATTTGCCATACTATACTATTACTAGTTGGAGTCGCATATATTATTTTTTTCATTCGCGTTTTATTGCATTTGTACTCTGTATTTTTCTGTCGTTCCAGTATGAGTCTATCTGATTATATTATGGCACTTGGTACAACCACGGATTGTGCACCCACAACCGCAACAACAACCACATCCAATGGTGGTGGCAATAGTAGTGGTGCAGGTGGTAAAAATGGAAAAAAAGAGTCAAGCATACAGAAAAAGAAGAAAGCCAGTAAAAAAGATAAGTCGACAAAACGAGAAGAGTCATTGAGTCCGAAAAAGAAGGAATCAAATAAAAAGAAATATCGTCGTCATCGTGATGATGATGATGACGATGATGATGAAGAAGAAGATGATGATGATGAAATTGTTTTTTACATTCAAGGGTTTGGTGATGATGAAGATGATGAGGATGACGAAGACGACGATGATGAAGATTATGAAACAGTAAGTGAGTCGGATGATGATGATGATTCTGATGTTTCTGATGAAGAGGATGAAGATTCTGACGATTGTTCGGATGAAGACGATGAGGATGAAGATTCGGATGAATCAGACGACAATGATGACGACGAAAGTGAAGAAAAACCCCGTAAGAAACGTAAATCTGCATTAAATGCAGAGAAGAAAATAAGTAAAAAACTAAAAGAAAAAGAAGCAAAAAAGAAAACGGCTAAAATCAGTAAGACAATTACGGATAAAGATGAACGTATCAAGAAGAATAAGAATAAGAATAAGAATAAGAATAAGAATAAGAATAAGAAAACGGTAGAAGACGATGAGGATGACGAAGATGATGACGACGAAGATGAGGATGACGATGATGAGGATGACGACGAAGATGATGATGATGATGATGATGACGTAAAAGAAAAGGATAAGACACGTGGAGGAGCGCAACCAGGAATCATTTTATCGATTGATGCATTTGGTGGGGCAGGTGGTTCATGGAATACAGATGACGCAGATTATCGTGAAATGATGAAAGAGGATCGCAATGAAGTCTGTAATAGTGATGACGAGGAAACATTCATGAAAGAACAGTATGTACGTGTAGAAGGTGGAGACACAAAAGGGAAATCCAGTAGTACGGATGCATCATCGCCATCGTCATCAAATGGAAAGAAGAAATCCGAAAAGTCATCAGACAAAAAATCAAAAAAACATAACCAATCAGTATCTTCTACAGAATCTGCAGTAAATAGTCCTACAAAAAAACAATCATGTAAGAACAAAACAAGTGATACAACTCGAAATAAGAAAACAAAAGGGGTTTCTTCTCCAAAGAAAAATGCATCAAATGAAGATGATGATTCAAACCCAGATTCAACCACATCGTCTACAGAACCTCCACAGACAGTAGAATCGAAATATGCAGAATTGTCTCAATTGAAGAAAGATTTAATAGAACAACTTCAGAAAAATCCGAAGAGCAACATCCTCAAAAACGCAATAGAAGAATGCAAACATTCAATATCCGAGCTTGTACGGAAAGAACGTAAGAAGAATACCAATAAATATTACAAGATGGTATCAAAAGAAGAAGAAGAGAAGCGTAGTACAAATGAATTGTCTTATTTCAAGAAGAAGTTGTCTCATAAAGAGCAATTGAAAGTGCTGAATGATTTATCAGAAGTGAATGCATTTACGAATACAGATAAGCCATATAGACTTTCTTTACTGGAATCAAATATACCAGCAAAGTTCAAAGCGATTGCATTACAGAAATTGAATTTATTGAAATCGATGGATGCAAGTGATTCGGAATATTACAAAATAAAGAACTGGGTAGATGGATTTATGAGAGTTCCGCATGGAATACATAAGCATCTGGATGTAAAGATAACGGATGGGGTGGATACATGTCATGCATATATTGAGAATGCAAAGAAGACATTGGATACATGTGTGTACGGATTGAATGATGCGAAATTACAGATATTGCAGATGGTAGGACAATGGATTTCAAATCCATCCGCCATGGGTACTGCGATTGCAATCAAGGGACCAATGGGTACAGGGAAAACAACATTGGTCAAGGATGGTATCAGTAAGATATTAGGAAGAGAATTTGCATTTATTGCATTAGGTGGTACAGGAGATGCAAGTTTCTTGGAAGGTCATTCGTATACATATGAAGGTAGCACATGGGGGAAAATCGTAAGTATACTAATGGAAAGTAAATGCATGAATCCAGTCATTTATTTTGATGAATTGGATAAAATCAGTGATACCCCTCGTGGAGAGGAAATCGTCAGTATATTGACACATTTAACGGATACAACCCAGAATAATCAGTATCATGACAAATACTTTTCCGAAGTTGATTTCGATTTAAGTAAATGTCTTTTTATTTTTTCGTACAATGAAGAAGCGAAAGTCAATCCGATACTACGCGACCGTATGTACAGAATTCAGACAAAAGGATACGAATCGAAAGAAAAGGTCATTATTGCAAGAAAACATTTATTACCGAAAATACGTGAGCAAATCAATTTCAAAGAAGAAGATGTCATTATTCCGGACGAAACATTACAGTATATTATATCGAATGACAAATTTAGTAAAGCGGAACAAGGAGTACGAAATTTGAAGAGATGTTTAGAAATTATTCATACAAAGTTGAATTTGTTCCGTTTAGTAAAAGATGATACAAAGATTTTCGAAGATGACATGAAATTA